AGCGCGGATATCTGTGCTTTAGCGAGTTTGAGTTTCGCCTCGGTTTCCGTTTTCCAGTTGTTCAGACGTCTTTTCGAAGCCTCGGCCGATGCGCTTACGGACTCGCTTTCTGCTTTGATCAAATTGTCTAAGGAGTCGCGATTTGTAATGTGCCACTTATTTTCTTCGTCCAACTGCGCGATCAGGCCGGGGTACTCTCGAGTCAGCGCCTCAACCACGCTCGCCAGTTGCGCCTTTTGTTGCTCCGATAGTCTTTCCTCTGCGGTAAGTTTATCGTACTCGTCGCGCAGTTTCTCGACCTTATCGATGTGTTGAACTTTCGTAGCCAAGGCGTTTATCTCAGCGCGCTCCATTTCCCGTAAGGCCGGAATTGAAGCGTCAATCTGTTCGTTAAGTTCTTCCGCCTTCTGAGTCGCGTCCTCAACGCCGTCATAGCCCATCGTACGAAGTTTCTCGTCCATCTCTTCGAGTTGCTCGTTAATATCCATTGCCTCGGATAGTAGGGCAGGCGTTCCTTGGCCTTTATCGCCTAACGCTTCAATCTCGTTCAGACGCTCTTCTAGCTTTGCGCGCTCTTCCAGTAACGGATTAAGCTCGCCTAGCATATCTTTCATATTCTGGACGTCCTGCACGGTATTCTGTAACGGAGACTTATCGAGTGTTTCGTTAAGTTTTCGCTGCGCCTCTTCGTGCTGCTTTACCGCTTCGGCTGCCTGGTTAGAGTGCGATACAAGCGCCGCAATGCCGGCTGTTACCGCTCCGATTGCTACGGCTACGACGAGGATTGGCGCCATTGCGATGTTCAACGCGCCAAATGCGATAGTAAGCGCGCCAACTGCGGCCGCTAGTCCGAGCACGCCTGCGGCCGCTGCTGCGAAAGCAACGATCGCACTCTGTAGTGCCGGATTCATTTGCGTAAATCCCTGTACCAATTGCGTAAGAAATTCCGCTACTTGCCGGACGGCTGGCGCAAATTTATCTCCGACAGCGATGCCCGCGCCTTCTAACGCGGACTCTAACTCGACGATAGCACCTTTCAGCGTATCCATTTGCGTCTCGGCAAGTTGCTCGGCAGCTCCGCCAGAATTTCGCAGTTCATTCGCGAAAGATTCTAGACCGGATTGTCCTGTATTTACGAGCGTCAAGAAACCGGCAACCGCCTCTTGACCCGCGATAAGACCGGCCGCCTGCGTCTGTTGTTCCTGCGTCATTCGGGCAAACGCCTGTTGTACGTTGCCGATAATCTGTGTAAACGGGAGAATATTACCGGCCGCATCTGCCGTCTTAATGCCGAGCTTATCCATTACGTCCGCGGCCTCACCCACCGGATTGACCAGACGAAGCAAGATCGCACGGAGCGACGTACCCGCCATTTCGCCTTGAATACCTGCGTCAGATAAACGTCCGACTGCTGCCGCTGCCGTTTCGATGTCGACGCCAACTGCGGCCGCGACCGGAGCGACGTATTTCATTGCGTGGCCGAGTTGTTCGATGTTCGTATTCGAAGACGTCATCGCCTTCGCCATTACGTCGACGACTCGCGTAGTCTCTTCCGCCTTGAGGCCGAAGCCGGTTAGGATATTCGAAGCGATGTCCGCGGTTCTTCCGATCTCCATCTGACCGGCCGCCGCTAGATTCAGTACGCCCGGCATTGCCGCCATGATTTCATTGACCTTAAAGCCGGCCATTGCGAGGAAACTTTGAGCGTCAGCTGCCTGGCTTGCGCTAAATACCGTTGAAGCACCGAGTTCGATCGCTTGGTTCTGAAGTTTGGCAAAATCCTCATTGGTCGCCTGCGTTATTGCGCGTACCTTTGCCATCGACTGCTCGAATTGTGCGGCCGTCTGTACTGATTTTGTGATAATACCGGCCATAGCTACAGCTAGGCCCGCGTACGCTATGCCGAGTGCGCTAATTTCTTTAGACGCAGCTGATGCGCCAATAGCGTTTTTCTCTAACTCACGTGTTATCTTATCGATCTCAGCCGAAGACATGCCGAGATTGGTGAGTTCCGCGCGCACTTCCGCCAGCCCTTTGCGCAGGATTTCCGGATTCGCTTTCCGGATCGCATCGTTCAGCTTCGATATCTGTGCGGACGATGCACCAATCTCCGCCAGCTTTGAATTGAGACCGCCAAACGCCCCAGACGCATCTGTTGCAGATTTACCAAGTTCGGACGTTTTCGCCTTCGCTTTGTTAATGCCGGACTCGAACCCACTGATATCCGCGGTTATCTTCGCCCTTATTGCGCCAATATCTACCGCATCGTTAATTTCCTTCACCTTCTTCCGGACAAAATAAAAAGCGCCCGTTAGAAGGCGCTAGATTCCTAATTTCATTTTCATTTTCAGCCGCTCAAAACCGGACTTATCGAAGCTATTGCTCGATGTTCCGGAATCCATGCCAGCCTGTTGCTGTAAGCTTGTCGCAAACTTGCGGAACTCCTCTACGTTCGTAGTCTGAGACATGACCGCGACGTTCAGTTCATCGAGCGTATTTTGCGCATTAACACGCTTGTATGCTTCCATCACGTCGAGTACGTCCATCACGTAATATCCGCGTTCAAATTCTATTTGCGTTTTTCCGAGCCTGACCGCGCATTCCAGGAAATAGTCATCAATCGTTAGCTTGCGTCCTGATCCGGCACTTCCGCTTTCGGTCCCGCCTGAGTCAGAACGCCCCGCACGTTTTTTAACATTTCACCGAAATTGTTTACTCGCGCCGTCTCTACGAAGAACGTGACCAGCTCGTCAACACTGGCATTATTCTCGATCCAATCCGCATCCAATTCCGTCAGAACGGATACGACATTTACGACGTCACTTATCGATTTCTCGATCGCAACAACCAAATACGGAAGTCTCTCCGCAGGCGCCGCGGTCATTATCGTCAATAAGACTTGCGGAAGCGTCTCGATAACGGTAAACAGCTCGCGCCACTGCGCAACGGTAATCTTGCGAATCTTGACGGACTTTCCGCCGATTTTAACTGTATCTGAACGCATAATGCGCATTACTTTCGCCCCTTATAAAAAGATAAGGGCGCTGTGTTAGCCACCCCTTTAGTCGTTCTTACGGTCCTGCTGTAATTTGCTCGTCGCCGAGAATCAGAACGATATTGTTGTCGTCTGGAGTGGACTGCAGAGTAACGTTTGTAATTCGCTCATTTTCGTTATTGTACGAATAGGAAAGGTCTGTCTGTGGAAATGCTTTCGGCAGTGTCACCCAAAAGTTCGGGTCGCCCTTATGCGCAATCGGCTTGATCACGGCCTTTTTAGCAGCATCCAGCAGGTTCAAGCCTACACCGGTCTTGACGTTTACTTTTGTGCCGCCCGTGCCGGTAACAGCCTCCGCGCCTACCATGATCTTCGGAATGATGTCCAGTTCGTATTCGCCAAACGGAATCGTTACGGTGACGTTACGGCCGGTGATTCGCCGCCCAACGACCGTTTCGCCCGTCTGGTCCGTAAGCTGGTCGCGATATGTTGTTTCCGTAGTCAATACGATACCGCCAATCGTAGTTTCAAAGACTACCTGATCCGCCCCACTCTCGCCGAACTCGACAATCGCAGGACCAATTTCGATCTTATCGAAGTTTTGAGCCATTCGTATGTTTCCTCCTATTTTTCGCACGGAAAAAAGTCCGCCCATATTCGGACTGCCTCGTTATCAATGCGTTATTAAAATACTGTGAGCGTGAAATTAAGCGAGTATATTGTGCGCCCATTCTCGTCCTTGCCGAGATACAAAGGCGCCGACTGATCCGCTAGACACTTTACTACGCGCGTATTTCCGATCATAAATTCAGTCTTGCGATGTAAATACGAATAGATTGTATTAGCCTTCGGCTCCGCCGCGCTCGCCAGCTTCGTTCGCAATACGATCTGGAATGACGGCTGTGCTTTGGACGTCCATTCCGACGGAGCGTACCCGCCCGTTATCCGCACATATGCGCAGTCGTCCGGACTACTCGTCTGGAAATCGTTTGCGACAAAAGTCAGGCCGCCAAGGTCCGGAATAGTCCGGAGGTATGCGTTGATTTCCGGTACCGTAAGCATCAGTTCAGCCCCTTTCGGATGGCTGTCGCAATCATCCGGTTATACCGTTTCGCGTTCGCCTTAAACGGGCGCTCGAGGTACTTCGGACGCGTGCCGGGCGTGGTCGGATTCTTAAAGCGAGGCATCTCGTGCAGGATTAACGCGTAATTCACGCGTTCCCCTTTTTCTGATTGATTGACTGCGCTGTAATAAACCGCTCCCTCCACTTCGTTACCACCTGCTTTAACTTCGGCAAACGATGTCATACGCAGCGTCCCCTCTTTTAGCGGCGCCTCGTCGCGTGACTTCGCGAGCAAATCATCAGTGGCATCTTGTACGCCCATCATTGCGCTCTTTTCAACTTCGTCCTTCGTCCTGTCTAACGCCTTAAGCAGCGTACTAAAATCGAAGGATATCGTTTCTCGCGCCATCTATACGTCCACCTCCATTAGTACCGGCTTGCCGTTAATCCACCGCTTCACACTTATTGCGATAGGTTCGTACGATGTCACGGCGTCCAACTCGTTTGTGTACGTTAGTTTGTCGCCAAATCCGATATCTGCGATCCGATCGAAGAAGAACGTTCCCACGCTGACTACTTCGTCTCCCCGTTGGTTGCGGACTAGTTTCCCGCCCTCCTGGAAACGACATTTTAACGTTACGGGCGCGGCATAAATCGGGTCACCGTAATCATCATCGGTCCCAATCAGCTTCTCGTGTATGACCGTTTGTTTTAACGGAACCCACATTACATCGTCACCCACTTCATCGTTTTTCTTCCGAGCTTGATGCCGCCGTTTGCTTCACCTATAATATCGAGCGCAGACTCTGGAATCCACGACTCAATGCCGGACTTCGCCCAATCCTTAAACGTAAAATTCGCGACACCTGTAAGACCGAAAGCCGCGACGCCCTGCTGTTGTAATCGATTCGTATCGTTAAACGCGATCGCAAGTTCGTTAGCAAATTCGTACACGGCAGCGGCCGGTATCGTGTATTGCGAGTATTTGTGCGAAAGGGTGCGTTCTGCGACATTCAATATTCGTTGTTTTTTCGCGACGTCACAATCCGTCCAATCCTCGATATCGATACAGTTCGCGTTGATATACTCATCCGCTAACGTTACATCTTGAGCCATCGTAACACCTCCGTTTATTTACCGGAGGCTTTACGCGGTTTCGATGCCGGTTTCGGCTCGGCCGGCTCTTTCGGCTCCTCCGTTTTCTTCGGTTCGTCGATTCGCTTTACGTCCGTCATAGTCTCGAGTACCGCGATTACCTCCGCGTTATCGGTCGAAAAGGTTCCGCTGGAAAACGAATGCCTCTCGCCGCTAACGTAGAAGGAGAGCTCGCGGTACTTCGATTGAAATACCGCCATTTACTCGTCCTCCTCTCGATTACTTCGCGCCTTTGATACGGGCGTGCGCGGCTTCCTGCAGCAGTTCGAGCGTGTACTCGCCGACGATTTGTCCTTGGAAGTAATCGCCTTTCTTGCCGAGGTACTCGTGGCCGAACTCGCGGCCAGTCAACGGTTTAAGGGAGATACGGTTTTTATCGAGAATCAGCGTCTCGTCGGCGTTCAAGTTATCGTTGATCGACACGTTGAACTCGCCAAAATCCGTAATCAACCGATTGACGACCGTTCCGCGCGACTCATCTCTATTGTCAATACGGATAAGATTATCGCTGAACTTACCGATCGTCCGTTTTTGTTTCGCAGGGACGACGATCTCATAATTACCGCCGCTTGCGAAACCGCCCTTCGTATAAATGGCCTGCAGGGAGTCGTTAATGACATCCATCGTCAGGTCTGCACCTTTCAGGTCAGTGACGTTAGTCTGCAACATATTGCGGATACCGTTCATCTGACGCACGACTCCGTTTTCGTAACGAATGCCGCCGATAAACGCCTTTTCAACTTGGAGCGCCAGTTCAAGCAGTTTCTTTGCTTTTTCGTATTCGTAAAGATCGTCGATTCCGTAGTTCGCAACCGCCGCCGCTGTACCGGAGATTTCGACCGTTTCGTCGAAGATTTGCGTAATGTTGGACTTTCTTACGCGCGGCTTGTAACGGCTGTTTCTTGCGTCAGCACCTTCGGCACCTTCTACGAATTGAACCGTAATTACGGCATCCGCTCCGATATCCGCCGCAGTTGTACCGGCATAGCCACGCATAACAGCGAGTTTCTTAGCCGCTACGTCTACGCCAGTAACCAAAATCAACTCTTCACCTACTTTGACGACTTGATTTGCGCGGAACGGTTCGGTATCCGCTACGACCAGCTCTGTGTCAGCGGCGAGCACTGGGGTTGTTACTTTGCTCTCGTCCGCGAACATGGAATCCTCAAACC